GTACTTTATGATTACGCATTGATTATTACATTTGTTTATACATATTATATTTTTATTTGTTTATGTTCATATTATTTATGCAATATTATATTATATGAAATATATAAATATAAACGAATTATTTACTGGATCGTCCCTATATAGCTATTAATGGGAATCGAAAGTTTTATATCCAGTATCGAAAATAACCAAATAATAAATATCGATAAATCTTTTGCACATAAGCTAGATAATAAACTAAAAACTAACCACTTTTATATAGATTTTAATTCGGTAGTATATAATGTAAGCTCGGTCATTATAGATGATATTAATTATGCTATATTATGTATCATACGAAATAACATAGACGATATCGCTAAAAAAACGATAGATAAATATCATTTAAAATACAACGATAAAATGACATACATTGATTTTTATAACACAACATCAATAGTTATTCATGATATTGTTATTAAAAACGTATGTAAATATATTATTAACCTAATTGCGAATTCATTTGAAACTAATTATATTGAGCTCATATACGTTGCGATTGACGGTGTACCGTCCAAATCAAAAATGATGGAACAGAAGCGACGGAGATATATGGAAGTTATTATAAAAGGGGTGCAATCTAAATTATTTAGCGAATATGAGCACATCTTTGACAATAATGAATATAGGTTATTATACGAGAAATATAAATTTTCATTCACAAAAAGTGACATAACACCTGGAACAAAGTTTATGGAAAATTTAGCGAATGCATTAAAAAATGATTTGTTTAAGAAACAAATACATAATATGTGTAAAAACCTAAAAACGTATTATGTATCAGATTATACCGAATTAGGTGAAGGAGAAAAGAAAATAATAGATTATGTACATAAATATAATGATCCAAATAAGAACATAACTATATATAGTCCGGATTCCGATGCTGATATATTATGTATGACTTTACATACGTTTATATATAATGAAGATAAAAAAAGTAAGGGTACTATCTCAGTATTGAAATACAATAAACAAAAAAACCAGAATGATGTTATACACATCGATATATTAATTAATAATTTATACAAATATGTATTACATATTACATCAAATAATAATATATCTAAATTTAACGTTTCTGATGATATTTGTTTAATATTTACATTATTCGGCAATGATTTTGTACCAATGATAGAGAGTATTAGTATCAAATACAACCTAATTGATGTAATAAATATATATATACGTACAATTTTACCAAAAAAAGATAACATACGATATTTAACCCATAAACAATCTGGTAAAACTGTTATTGTATATAAAAACTTTTTAAGATTTTTAAAAAAGCTTAGTCGACGTGAATTGTTTTTTATGAAAAAAAAACAACTGAATGATAATTACATTGGATATAATCGAATTGTTGGTATTATTGGTTCAGAGAAAAAATTAATAAGTAAACTCAAACACTTTGTCAAAAATTTAAAACAATTTAAATTGGACGTTATCGGCGACGATAATATACTTGATCGGTGGAAAGATAGCGATTTTATAAAACTGCTTAAAAAGTTGGCTATATTTAACGATGGTATAAAGACTACGGATGATGATAATTTTATCGCAAATATAAAAGAGTATATCAAAACTAATAAAACATTTCCAAATTTAATATTTATGAAGCCAAAAATACAAAATACATACAATATATCATATCATCAAAATAACATTCGACGTGAATTTATACACGCGGTTGGTAAATTTAATGTATCAACGTATGATATTGAATTATATAAATTTAACAATATGCTTGATAAGTTCACTGACATATTAAATGCTCGTCATATATTATTTGGAAAAATAAATATGAACACAAATAACGTATCTGTCGAAAATATCGAAAATGATATACATTCATTCTACGCAAATTTTTTCGATGTTGATATCAATAATAATATATGCACGCTCGACAATATAATAAACAATTACTTTGAAGGAGTTGTATGGACGTTTGAAAATTATTTTAATTTTTGTGACTACGAGCACACCCTAAATCATGGATATACTTGGATATATTTATATGAAAAAGCTCCATTGATAACACATATATATAATTTTTTAAAAAAACAATCAAAATCATATTTCTTGGATAAATGTGAACGCGTAATGAGTATGAAAATGCCTAAAAAAGAATATTATAAACCAATTGAACATTTTATGTTTGTTGCGCCATGCAATCACTATATAAATAGTGTTCCTGATAAATATCATAAATTTATTAAGCAATCAAAATACTATACAAATTTAAATGAAATAGTTGATAAATTATTTGACAAAGTACGCGGAAACGAAGTAAGTTGTAGAGGTATACGATATTTAAATAAATGTACTTTAAAAATACTCAGACAAACTGTACATATAGATGATAACCAATTTTTAATTGACATACGAAAAATAAATAACGATGTAAGTTAATTTATCAACAAACAATAAATAATTTGTTAATATATTATATAAATAATATATATAAACAACAAAATGCAAGATCCATATCACGATAAGTATATGAAATATAAAAAAATGTACATTAATGAAAAGCAACGGTTATTAAAAGGCGGTGGTAAGAAAAAGAAAGAAGACGATACCGAAATGTCAAATGAGCCAAGTGATGCACCGAAGTTCGAAAGGAAGCCATTTGACAAAGATGATTATAAATACACTGTATATATATCTAAAATAGTGCTAGAGAAAAAAGGTGATCATGGTAATATGACTGCTAATATTGAAAGAGATCCGGCAATTAGATTTAAGCATAAATTTGAGCAACCGAAATGGTCAACAATTGTTGATGGAGTTTTACGAAAATTACCTGGTGGTATGCGTATGAAGTTCGTTAAAGAAGTTCATGCAACGATCGATGGTAAAACAGTTAAGATGACCGATCTCAAAGATCAATTAGATTTGAGTAAAACTAGTCAAATTGATAAAATAAAGATTATTGCTATTTAATTGTAGTAGTTTTACATTTATTTATTCGTATATGCATTATTAATATATGTTGTTGATATATTAATAATAAGCTATTGAGCTTTATTTCAACAAATTATCAGAATCTTTATTGCTTTCTGCATATTTCGTAGCACGACAATAATAGTTCTTAACATATAATGCTTGTGGTCCATTTGCTAATTTGGCATCACAATTGCATTCTCTACACGGATTTACGTAATTTGGTAAATATTGTACAGTATCGCCATTTTTCCATATATGACTGGCTTCTGATTGTGTTGCGAAATGTGGTTCCATGCGTAATAAAAATAATTATATCATTATATTATATTATATTTATTACGATAACTTAACGTTTCTCTATAAAGTCTGTTATAGTATCAATCTGATCTACGATGTGTTTACCAGCACACCAATTATTTCTGTTTGTTATTTCAAGCATGTGATTTTTGTCAATCGATCTGTCTTGTAACTCACTACTCTTTTTTATACGGTCACTGTATTCAATTAAATATCTAAATACATCAGTTGGTAGAAATATATCTAATTGTTGAATACAAAAAAATATACATACAATGCATAAACGAGGTATATACACATTATCAATCAACTTATATGTTGGAGCCACAAATGGGTATTTTGGGCAACATTCGATAAATAACGTAACATCTTCACGTGTTTTTATAACAAATTTCATACCGGTGGAATCTATTATTATTTCAACTATATTATATCCTTGTTTACGCAATAACTTTGTTTCGTAATTCATGCGCGCTGGTTGTTCCATTATGTAATTCATGCAAGCTGGTATGTTCATTATGTAATTATATTAAAATGAATTACATAATCGTAATAAATACACATTTATTTATAAAATCAATTTTTTCGATTGTCTATTGTGTGAGCAAAACATATAGAATATGTCAAATAAAACTATAATAGATGATTATATTCGTAAATATGGTCAGTTTGTTATTTTTATAACAGGTGATTATAAAGATATTGATGCAATCGCAAAATCATTTGCTAAAAAAATAAATATATCGCACATAACCATTCGCGAATTAAAAACAGTCCGAATTAGTAATGAAGGAATTGTTATATCTGGTAAGAGTTTAATAGAATCAGAAATATCTATTATAAGGGATATTCATATACATTTATCGACATATAATAATGATGAATCAACTGCGAAACAAAGTATATACGATACATACATAAATAACTTGAAAAAAATGAACGTAAGTAAATATATTGATCGTGAAATATTTAGCGACAATGAATTGCATATTATAATGTTAATGAGTATTGTCGACAAAATAGAACGTAAATTATCATATGCACCTGGTACTAGAACATATCCGGAAGATGTTATTAACAATTATATACTGGATGCCAAAAAAAAGTATTATGCAAAAAATTAATAAATAATGTACGATTTAGATATAATGGATATCAATTGCATTAAAATAAGAGATCCGATATTCTTCAATAAAATACCAAATCACACTAATAAAATTTCATCTGGTAATTTTATGTATATGTATTTCACAGGCAAACAATACAAAGCTATTGCAATACCACGCGAACGAATATGCTTAGTTATTTATGATGAATTTTATGAATCAAATGAAAAAATACAAATAAGCATTATATATTGTCCATTTTCAAAATCGTGTATGGTATATGAAGGCAATGTTGATATACATACTGATATCATCAACAACAATATAACATTATTGATAAAAGCTCACATTATATCTCATATGAGCGGTATTAATATATCAACAAAAAAACATACACACATACGAAAATGGGATACTAAATATATTACGCTATTGGATTTAATGCAATCACATAACAATGTCCAATATCTTGATACATCAAAATATGCGAAACAATATACGCTCAAATGTACTTATCACAAATTGAAACATAATTTACTGCGCAATAAAATGGACGACGATTGTATTGTATTTGGACTGGAAATAATTAATTTGGATAATAAACGAGAACATATATGTGTATGTGATAATAATGTTGTAAATATAAGTAAATTTATATCAGCATTACATTTAAATATAAAGCAACATATACGACTAATTATAGCAACAACATATATTACTTGGATAAGTTCGTACCCGAATACGCATGTATTAATATTGTGAACAATTATATTTATTCGGTATCATTGCAATATGTTACAAATAGATATAGTTTATGTATTTTGACAAAAAAAAAATTATATCAGATGTCGCAAAAAAACTGACATTTAATAATAGTTATAAATTTACAGGATCATATAATGTACAAATTGATCGACCCATTACTAAAATGCTCATAATGGATATCGATATAGAAAACACATGTTTTGACCCAGACATTGATTTTACGCATCAAGAAATATTAAATAAAATAAAAAGCATCATATCGGATAAAAACTACGTATTTTTATATTGCACATACTCAATTGATGATCGATTTAAATTACCATGGGTCATAAATGGAAAACGTGATTTTGATTATGATTATACAAAAGCAAAAAAGTGGATCAGCTCAATAAAATCATACATTAATAATGATACATATGAATTGTGTATTAAACATATTAAACAAAAACCGTCATTAAGAGATCTTGTTATAGTTGACGATAAAATATCATCTAATAAGATAATTAAATGGACATACGACGAAATTAAAAATGGTAATAAATATCATTTTAATAAACAATTTAATTTTAAAGAGGATATTAAAAAAGCAAGTGTATGTGTGTTCAAGTATTTATTTTATAACAACATCGATGAGTTTACTCCAATTTGGTTGATGAACGTTGGTGTTATTATAAACAAAACATCACATAAACCATATCGACGATACAATATGTACAAATCGATATATACGCATAATTATTATAATTATTTGAAGCAATATATATTAACTTCGAAAAATGATAGCAGATACATATTAGCTGAGATTGATGGTGATGATGTTATAATGCATTTGCGAAATACGATGATGATGTTAAAAATAGTATATTTTATTAATTACAACTGGAATGGTGATATATCATCTCAAATGCGAAATCGTGTATATGATTCTCTAAAACATATAATTAATAAATTTTTATTACGTACGTTTCATAACGATAAGTTATCAGCGATTTATACAAAATATTTAACTGGTGGATTGGACAAACAAATGCTTGAATTGTTTATTAAACAATATATAAAAATATATAATAACGTATTTAAAAAAATCGCAAAAAAATATAAATTGCTTAATGTGTCATAATAATGATAGTTTATTTTGCCGTGCATCAATATAAACACAGTTATTTATGAACATTCTTGTAACTGGTTGTGCCGGATTCATTGGATCACATCTATGTGAAAAATTGTTATATGCAAATAATAACGTATATGGCATTGATATTATGAATGATTATTATGATATTAATCAAAAGCGCAATAATTTACGCATATTATACAAGCATATTAATTTTAAATTTCGACAAGATGATATTATATACACCGATATTATTGGCGAGTATCACTTCGATGTTGTTATAAACTTGGCCGCTATGGCGGGTGTTCGATATAGTATACAACAACCAGAATTGTATATGAAAACTAATGTAGAGGGACATACGCATCTACTACAACAATGTGTTGAACACAATGTAAAATTGTATTTATATGCATCGAGTAGCAGTGTATATGGATCCAATGAAAAAGTACCATTTAATGAAAATGATGCATTAAGTAATATTATAAGTCCGTATGCATCGTCCAAACGATGTTGTGAAATTATTGCGAATATGTATAGCCAGTTATATGATATCAAGACAGTTGGATTTAGATTTTTTACTGTATATGGACCACGTGGTCGACCTGATATGTTTCCATATATTATTTTATCTAAAATGATAAAAAATGAATCGTTCAATAAATATGGACACGGTGATACATATCGTGATTACACGTACATCGATGATATCGTTGATGGTATTATCAAAGGAATATCATGCAATACGCATGAAAAATCTGAAATATATAATTTAGGAAACTCCGATCCAGTAACAATAAATGATTTCATATCGATTTGCGAAGATATTACGAAAACGAAAGCTATTTTTAATGAGCTACCTGAACAAGTCGGAGATGTTTCAAAAACTTTCGCTGATATTAACAAAGCACGAACTGAACTTGGGTATAACCCAACGACAAAATTAGCCGTTGGGTTATCTAAAACATTTGAATGGTTTAAGCACTCCGCGCAAAATTAATAATGTTTCGAAAACATATAATAATGGAGCTCACGCAAATAGCATTCGCAAGTGATTTAGTTAGTTCTGACAGAAAGCATATTGAAGATAATGTTTATATGGACGATCCAGTAAATAATTTGTTTATATTTATATATTTCATATAATATAATATTGCATAAATAATATGAACATAAACAAATAAAAATATAGTATGTATAAACAAATGTAATAATTAATGCGTAATCATAAAGTACATATATACCAAATACGATATATCAGTGCATTGTCTCGCACAAATACTGGCGTTCCTAAAACGCATTTTAGTATGATACCGCGAGTGATATGGATTGATATGTGTTTGTGTATGGTAAATATATAACAACTATTGATTGCGGTTACTCATGTACAATAAATGGAGAAAAAATCCGCATCTATTCGCAGTTATAGGGCTTGTTCAAATATACTGTTGTATATGCATTATGTTGCATTGTAATACGACAAATATTTACTGGACAGTCCTATAAATACGATAAATATGTTCGCTTGAAAAATTCTCATGAAATAAACGACAAAATTAAACATAATGTATTATATGTACCATCCCCGCTTGATAACGATAATTTATTGAGTTCATTAAATGATAAAAACAATAAATATGAGTGTGACAAAGTAAATAATGGATACATATATTGTCATTATAAAAATAATAAACACTACAATAGTATATCTAATCATATTAATGATTGTATGCAAGGTTTCGAAAAATGTAAGTGCATTAGTTAATAATATTATTAAACGTATTATACATATCGTTAATTATGGTATATATATTATCGTATCCATTGCTTTTTAAAGTATTTAGTAACGAATCTAAACTTAATTTATCGTAATATCTATCGTTTCTCTTTTTCCATACCTTAAATTTTGTGCACAATATATGATATATAACGCGCTTTGCAAATATAGCAAATGTTGTTTTTAATAAATTAACACCATATATAAAAGATAAGTTGATTTGAGTTTCTTTAAGCGTAATATCGACTATTAATTTATTATATATTGATATTAATGTATTATTTTCGCCATTTGTTCGGATAATATAATTATTTGCAATATCTACTTCTTTTTTAACTGGTATTATGATAGTAGATGTGCTATATTTTTCAATCAAATTAAATTGTATTAATTGAGGTATGTATTTATACGCATTTGTATATTCGGTTTTTTTCGCCATTTTCAATATATTGTATAACAATGGCTTTAAAAATATAACATCGTATAATGCATATTTAACGTGGAATGAGCTTAATTTATGTATGTCCCATAATATATCTTGTATTGGTCCCCGTGAATCTTGTGTATTTTTTAAATAGTCATATCGATCATCGGTAATAACGTTAATAGATTTCAATGCTTCGTATATATTGCATATTTTTTCCTCCTTTTTTGAGTTTTTATAATACTCGCACATAAATCGTGTATCTATTAGTGTATGTGTAAATTTTTTAATTTTATCGACATCCATATTGAATAGTTCATCGAAAATATGAGGAATGTCAAGAGCATCCGCACCGTGCATTATTTTGTCTATATTTTTGTTTAAAAATATCATGTCAATAAATAAACTTAGATTAACATTATTAAATATATATGGATTTATTATGAAAATAAAATTTAGTGCATTATCATTAATAACAGAGCACTCAAAACCTAATTGTATTAACTCTATTTTTCTACTACGGCTATATTCACAATCAATGCACAATATAGAATGCTCATTTATTTTTGATCTATAAAACGTCTCTACATAATAAATATGAATGTATAATATGAATAACTTTATTTTAAATTCGTTATTGCATACATTTGTCACGTAAAGAGAATAATATGATGGTTCTTTAAACTCTTCATCAGAGTTTAAATTTATCGATGATAAACTATTACATAAATTAATTACTATTTTTTTATATATTGATATTATGCAATCGTTATCATTGATCGACACATTACTTAAATTTATGCTTAATATATTTTTCGCTGTTGATTGATCGTAATTATTAATGTTGCTATTAATATTATCTGATAATATTCCCATGTTGTCATACAGATATGAAATTATCTTTTCATTGTCCGCTAAATGAATATATACGTCTTTCTTAAAAGTATCAACCTCCATATAAATTTACTTTACTTAATATATAACTTATTAACATTATATTATGGATACACCTGCTTCAGTATTTGCATTAATTTTGGTATTCATTAGTATATTCACGATTGGTTATGCAATATACATATCAACGAATATAAACAAAATAAATAAATATATGGATAGTATTATGCACATTGTTAGCAATAATGCAAATACAATAGATCATAACAATGCATTAATTGGTAATTATAGTAAAAATGTGACGGACATAAAAGTTAGTGATTTAATAGTTGGTGATAATGATATGTTGGAATTTACATCAGATAATATCCGAACATATAAGAATAATAAGCATGTTAATAAATTAGAAGTTGGTGAAAAAAGAATTATGTTACAATAAAATATTGTAATATAATATAATGATAGCGTTATTAATAATACTATTTGGCATATATGCTATTTTACTATTGTACATACATAATTTATCTAAGAAAATCAATAAAATTAATAAAGCAGTACGATTGATTGCATATGATATTGGAGATAATGAGAGTGATATTATAGACAATAAAAATAGATTTGCAAATAAAAAATATGTTAATCACAGCAACATGCGCGTAAATACGGTTCAAGTTGGATTAGGTAAACATAGCTTGAAAATATATGGAGATGGAATTCGAAAGAACATTGCCGGAAAAGATATTTATGAACTAAAATTTGATGATAATGATGTAAAGTATATTAATCTAATAACTGGTAAAGCAATACCTTTAATATGCAAAAAAGATAGATATGAAGATGAGCATGAACGTGAATAATTAATAATCAAATAATCTTTGATTATTAATATATGTCTGTTAAGTTAGACTCTATTTTAATAAGTGCAGTTGAACAAACTGCTTTAAATTATTTAGATTTTCATAATAAATCAAGTAATATATTGATTAGAAATATTTACGCTAGAAATATCGCTAAGCTATGTATATTAATAAATAATAATGATATATTAAAAAACATACATACGCTATCAAATTCACCCGAACATATTATGCGCGAGCATATTGAATCGGATAATACCATGTTAAATAATCAATTTATAAATATTAATAATGCAGATGCTATATATGCGATATCATTAGCATATATTACGATATATAAATACAATATTGCGATCGACTACCTAAATAAATTATATGACAATGGATATCATTGTGAGTATGAATTAGGCGAGATATACGATAAATTGGGAAGACATAATATGGCTATTCATTATTATACTAAAGCAGTACTTATGTTTGATGTACGTGCTTATTATAAATTGGGCATGTTGTATTTAAATATCAGCTACCAATTGAGCGAAAAATATCTAAAATTAAGCATATTATATAACGATATATACGCTCTTTTAGGACTGATAAAATTATATGTATATAATTATAAGTTAGAATTAGCAGAAGAACTAATAGTTAGCGAACAATGTCAAGAGCATGTTGATATATATACAATGTATGAAATGGCAATGTTATATAAAAAAGTAAATAACGTTAATAAAATGCTAGAATATCTAACGATATGTGCTGATAATAACTTTGCGAATGCAAACTATGATCTCGGTGAGTATTATGAATGTATAGATGCTAACAAAAGCATGCATTTTTACGAAATGTTTATTAGCATTAATAAACATAATGTAAATATATTGCTGAAATTATTAAAAATGTATCAACTCAATAACAATAATAATGCAATTGATAGGACACTTTGCATGATATATAGCACCAATAAAATAATTGGTAATGAACAATATGTAATATATTATATGAATAATCGATTATTTGATAAAGCTATACAAACGCTAAATGCATTACGTGATTATCGAAAAACTTCATATGATTATTTATTTGGTTTTTGCTACTTGCAAAATAACGATATAGCAACTGCTCTGAAATATTTTGTAAATGGTAGCATAAAAGGATGTTATAGATCCAATAATGAATTAGGTAAGATATGTTATTTTGATAAGCAATATAGCAAATCCATTGCGTATTTTAATTTATGTGTAGATGGTGCTGATAAATTTAATAATATTGGGTATGCTTATTATGGAGCGCGTGATTATGTTAATGCGTTACATAACTTTAAAATAGCAGATGAATACGGTAGTTTAACAAGTTTGCGAAATATTGGAGTTTCATATTGTGCATTAGGCGAGTTTGATAAAGCTGTTCAGTATTTTATTAAGTCAGTTAATTCTGGCGATACCGACTCACATAATAATTTAGAAATTGTATATAATAAGATATATAGAGCACCATGCGAAATTGCGAATAAATAAATAATTATTCATTAGCAACTTATATCTGTTTAATCACATGCTTCTGCCATGCAGGTTGCACACACACCACCGTGTCCAATCACGTCACCTGACACAATGTATTTAGTATTAGTAGATTGATTTGTTTCAATTCGCGATACCATCACACATCTACAAGTATTGCATACTAGATCTGTTCTTTCAAGAGCACCTGGATATCGTCGTCGAGATGATATATCGGCAGACAGACGTATTAAGTGTGGATAGCATCCCGTTGTTTCTCCATCGGTGGCGCATTGACAATCGCATGTGCAAAATACAACACTGTTTCCACACCGTCTGCAATAGCAACAACAGTCGTAATTCGTTGTAAAGCACGAATAACAAAATCGTTTAGGTTTGTCGAAGTACCGATTATGTTGTTTGCAATGAGCACATTGGTCAACTTGTTCATATGCCATGCATCTACCGTGTTGGCAATATGGTTTATGTAGCTTGCATGTGCATCTAGCAGGACTCTTTGATGGTGGTGGCTGAGGTTCGGGTTTGGGTTTGGGTTTGGGTTTGGGTGATGTATTTGTAGGTTTCTTTATAAAACCTTCGCGCTTGTGTGGCGGTATGTATGGGTTGCTTGGTCGATTGGTCGGATGCTGAACATATACTATGCACGAGGTAACTTCGATAATTTCCGGGACAAACCCACAGTTACATTCTTTAATTATCTTGCCACAACCACCACATGGATAGTGCAACATAACACAGCCAGAGTCACCGGCGTGATCTGCGCGACATTTAGCTAACTCAAACATGCTTGTATACCCCTTACCACAACCACAGACCATTACGGGATTGTCCTTTGTGTGCTCGTCGGTCATTCGTTGTACTCCGACCGCTCTTGACATTTGGCAAGTAGTTGTAAATTTGAATTCGTTAAAATGAATTGTATATTATTAATATAATTGACATACATAACAATAATTCAATTTTTTACAAATTATTTGAGCATTTCGGCAAATAATAGTTTATTTGCCGAAATACTATTAAATATCTCTCTGGACACTAACACAATTGCGCGATGACATGTTTTTATCGGTACCCTTACTTTTGCATGCATCACACGCCTCTAATGACTCGTATGTGGGTAACACATCGCCGTTGTTAGTTGCATCTAATATTACAACAATGCCGTCATATTTAATTTGATGTACGTCACCGTCATCAGATGTATTAAATGGATCGTTGAACACAACACGCATGCATGTTTCGCAAGAGGCAACGTACGGTTTCATATTAGGTGGCTGGCCTTCGCCTGAAGCTCGTAAATGTAGCTCGATAACACCTATAGACATCGTGTTAGTGTTATCATGAATCGTATCAATAACGGCGTGCGCGATGTAACGCAATCCACTGATGGTCATTACCACAAACAGTTGACTAATGTTGATTGATGTAATGCCATCGCTACACTTACCTGTGTACGGCGCTGTGCTCGTGGATATCGACTCGAAATTGGGGTTGGGTGACTCGGCTGGTGGTACGCATGCCATTCGTTGTACAATGGTACGCACGTCGGCCATTTGGGTGGGCTCTTCTGCCATTTGTCGTACACTGGTGTGCTCTTCGGCCATTTGTTGTACGATGGTGGTAAATTTGAATTCGTTAAAATGAATTACAATTATTAATACAAATACCATACAGAACAATAATTCAATTTTTTGCAAATTATGTGAGCATTTCGGCAAATAATAGTTTATTTGCCGAAATACCATTTATATTAAAATATTTCCCCGGACACCAACCCCATTGCGTACGTTGTCCCGTTTCCGTGCACAATCACCCCTGCGTACGATGGTCCATTTCGGGGTGATATCCTTCGGTACGTAACCAGCGTTGTACACCATACACAGTATATTAATGAGTTTTCGTCGAATATAGTCGCTGCGTACTAATGCGCCAGTAGGATGGAGTATAGTTACCTTTCCAGTGTAAAAAATTTTTAATGACTCCAACCTGTTGCACATACATATATTTGAACATATATGGTGGTTGACTGTTGTATCAATAACTAGTTCATATGACATAGCTCTGTTTTTTACATAAATTTGAACTGGACTGTCAACTTCTACTATGAAAGTACCGGTCTCGCATAGTCGCTGATCAATACCAAAATATGTCCCATAAACAAACATGTTAATTTTTGCAAATATTCGCGAACCAACCACATACATACGTTTCACCATTGCCGTTCGCGAGTCCATCTCACATTGAGGGATGAAACCTATTGGTAACTCATTTAACAGCGTCCATCCTGTGACTCTTGCATTTCTGGCCAATCGTCGCACAACATAAACGGCAGACGTCATCGTATCGTAAATTTGAGCACCGTATGCGAATAAATTTGAATTCGTTAAAATGAATTACATTATATTAATACAAATAACATACGAAACTATGATTCAATTTTTTACAAATTGTTGAGCATTTAGGCAAATAATAGTTTAGTTGCCTAAATACCATTTATTTAGCGAGTGCATCGCGTAATCCGTCAACGGTAACCTCGTCGAAGCCTAGTTTGTGATCCAATATTATCAACTTGTCGCAATGGTCACTTTGAATTGAGCATTCTTCGTCAGATATATTGTCTGGACATAAGTTCGTAATACGTACATGTATTGCACCAGCCCACACGCCCACCGACATCGTGTTATAATATAGCACACGTGGACATCGTTTCGTGGTTGTTGTGAAGTTACACCTATCTATAACAGGTGGTTGATAGGTGTTACGGTCATCGTAGCGACGTAGCTCAATAACACATTCATGCTGGATGTTCGTGTTACCATGACTATCAGTAATACATACGTGTGCGAAGTTACGGTGTTGACGTTGTCCGACAATGACCTTATAGATCTGAATAATGCGCACAGTCGGTGTGGGACGGTCGCTTTCGCCAGTTGTACATGTCCTCGTGGATAAACACATTGAATGCAACTTTACGTTACCTGCTAATTGTTTTACAACTTCACCTACCTGGTCGAATGTATGTTCACATACGGTGGCCATTTGACTCACAGTGATAAATTTGAATTCGTTAAAATGAATTGAAAATATGATATACCGAACATATATCATTCATATCTTCAATTTTTTAAAAATTGTTTGAGCATGTTAGCAAATAAACAATTATTTACCAACATGCATTAGCAATCACACTCGCCCAACAAACGATACAATGTATTTGCAAAATACCATTGATATTCAATCAGTTTGTCAGTCGGCTTGCGTTGTGCATGTTTACGCACACGAATCCAGTCTGTGTCATCATGAAATGCGTCTGGAAATTCGGCTCCATCGAGCGAATACTTCATACACATCCGTCGAATGAGCGACAATCTGCGTGTGTCGCTCCGTATTACATCACCGGTTGAATGGAGTATAGTTACACATCCATTGTAGTTAACATGCATGTCGTCATACTCTCCACACAAGCATATATCACGACACGAACATGTCCTTGGTGGGATGCTTGTTGTAATAGCCAGTTTATATGGTCGGCTGTTATGCGGCAAACAAACACTAGTTGGGGGAGTAGTCTCGACCACGAAATCACATTCAAATGTATAAATGCTGTCTTTGCCAGAATATAAGCCTGCGACGTTCATTTTAACTCTCGCGAAAAATCGATTATCTACCGCGTACATATTCACCACCGTGTACTTGTTTCCACACCATATACATAGCTCATCAAACGATGGTGGTAACTTACTTACAATATGCCATGTACGAGTTGGTGGTAATTTAGATACACGTCTCACTACGGCGATTACCTGTGCTCGTGTTGGCATTGTAATTAGTGGTAAATTTGAGTTACTTCGTAACCAAACGAGCTAGTAAACTAGCTCTTTTTGAATTCGTTAAAATGAATTACAATATATTAATACAAATGCCATACAAAACAATAATTCAATTTTTACAAATCATTAATATAATAAGATACAAATGACAACTTTAATATATAATACGCGGACGAAGCAATATAGCGGTGGGTATCCCCCGACAGTATCATCGGGTGGTAATGTATCCGACTCTGTAAATACATTGTCAGTCAGTAGTACATTAAATGTTAGTGGACTTGGTACGTTATCAAACGGACTCAATTTAACAGGTACATTAACACACACTGGTGGTACAGTATCATTAGGTGGCGATGTCCAAATTACAGATACGACTAAACTTATTAAGTTCAAACGCCAAACTGATGCAGGTACTATTGTGTTCAGCAGTGGCGCAGAGCCACATATTACTATGAATGCAACAAGTGGGTATTTAACATTACAATCGGGCGATAGTATACTTGCTGGTGGGTACAGCCGAGCTCTCGGTATTAGTAATTCGTACGTTACTGAAAACGATATAGTATTAATGTCAGTAACTAATTCCGCATATCTTTCTCCAATTGTACATTGCGTACGGACTGGTGCATTTGAATTTAAATTACTTAATATCGGCAGTAATACATCCGGGAGTGATATAATTAAGTTACGATTTGTTATTATGAGAACATATGCATAAATCTATACAACAACACCACAATTAATACAATTGCAATTACTCTGACGATGATATCGGTACACGAACAATGTTCTATATTATTCGCATTATGTGTTTTTTTTTCATGTTCGATGTTTTCTTTTATCTCACTAACTTTTTTTTTCAATAAACATGGACAAGTTGGTTTATCTGTCATTTTCTATATTAACAACTCACATTAAAATATTATTATTGGTTGTTATTATTCAGCTTTGTATGAGTGATATGCAGAATATATAAATTTAATTATTTTAATTTTTTTCAATTTATCTATGTTATTTTAACCGATGTGAAATGGCTTTTTAAAAAATCGGACGCATGTAATATATTTCCTGATTTATATTTCAAATACAATTTAGATGCCGATATCATCCATAGCAATATAACGATTATGTAAGTAAATGACGAAAATTGCTTATAATCATTATTAAAATTATATATCGGACCAATAAATTTATATGTTATTAATTCATTTAATGCTGGCTTATTATTCATCATTGCAAATGTCTCGTTAATGTCGTTGGTTTTTATATACATCTCTAACATAGTAAGTGAACATGAGTCATTATTTAGCATCCAATGCAATATCATAAATGGCACGATTAGTACATAAAATGTTAGTATTAAATTATCGTTTGAGAATATCGGCACACATACTATAAATAATATAATAAGGATATGTATTATTTTAATTATTTTTTCAGCAATGGATCTACATATCGATCCACTCATTATATTATATGTATGATAAATACAATTAAACTATATTTAATGTGTTCATGTGTCTTATAAAATTATATACGTTAATTAATTGATCCGAATACTGTTTGTGTATATTATCATTTGCCGTATGCGATGATGTCGATTGTAATTTTTGTACATATATACTTAATATATTTAATTGACGCATTGACATATTTAATTGGTATTTGAGCTCCGTATTTTCTTTGAATAAATATTCATTGTCGTTTATTGTTTTCTCTAATTTACGTATGTATTTTTTTCGCTTCTTCTTACATTTAGATAATGATATTGTATTACCACCACCACACATTATATTGTTTAGTTTAATTAGCTTGATGATATATGTAACATCCATTATTATATTGTTGTAATACAATAATAGATTATGGTTGTTTATTATGATGCTTTATAATTTGCAAATATTTATGTTTATATTTCATATACTTTTTTTTATATTGATTATTACGTCTCTTAAATTTTAAATTAAATTTTTTACCAACTGTGTCCAATTGTTTATTGGATCGGTCGATTTCTCTTTTTGTGTATAGAGATGACGATTTCAATCCTGTTGTTTTTCGACATAGATCTTCAAGTGTATCAACAGTTGTTAATTTATTTGGTTTATCGAATATTTCGTCAAATGTATATATGTTGGTTGTGGTGCATATATCTAATCCATCGCAAATTTCGGAATATATACCACTCAATTCTAGCGAATACTCGCTAAAATCAATATTGTTTTTGTCTAAAATATGCATATATATTGTATTAATATGCTCGTCAATTTGATTATTGTTCCATTGGGTGTCGTGCGTATCATTATATGTTTTGACACGCTCACATATATTATATTCATTTAGGTGTTTGGCATGGTCGGTAATAATTTCAGTTAGTTTGACATTATCGACATATTCACGATAGTTCATTGCAAACGTAGCCATGTTATATAAATCATTACATTTTTGTGTAGTTGGTGTATCGTTGGCTGTAATACAAGGGATTCTGACATACGGCGGAGGTGGATTATCAAACCCATTGCTAAAATTAACAATGCCAAATACATATAACGCCATATTATAAAATTCGTCACCAATTGTAGTCACAATTGCATTTGCGGTTACATCTCTCGATGCGGGTGCCTCTCCTGATGCGTCTGTATATTTAGTACGCGATGTATTTTGTTGAAACGGTGGTAACAATGTGTGTGCGGGATCTTTCGATAATTTATGTTCCATACTTGCATCAAATTTTCGCAAGTTTTCATTAATTACAATACCTTCGTATTTTCGAATGGTGCAATGTAATGTTGTAATTATACTGTTCATTTTATTATTGATTGCTTTTTCAATCTCATTTAATTTATAAGGACACAGTTGAATGGCGTCGTTGAAAATTGCAGTAACTGGTTGTTTAATATACTTTTTATATTGATGTACATTATCATCATTCTTAAAATGGCGTTGCTCAAATAATGGGTAATTATACGTGTCTGTCTTTTTCATGGTAGCAATAGCACGAAAAGACGTCATAATTGGGTTTCTGTGAATATCGTCACGTCTAGTTAGCGTGGGTAGTCCTTCTTTACTACTTAATAAATTGCTCAAATTATCAACTTCAATAAAATATTCATAATACGCAATAATATTGTCATCACTAACACCTAACTCATATATTTCTTTGCGATTAAATGGCGCGAGTGGTTTGTCTTTGAACGGTAATCCTTGTAGTGTTGCTAGTTTTTGTCGAAGATCGGTAACGTTGGCGGTAACTGTATCAAATAGACGGAGTAATTCGGCTGCATATGATTCATTCCGGACACCAATATCAATTTCGGTAATTTTATCATTTTCATTGTATTTTTGTATAAACGCTTTGATTATATTGACACTGCCGCAATCAAATGATTCTTCATTACCGGCAAAATCAAGTATTATAAATTTATGTGGAACTGATTGCGCGCCATCTAATTGTGGTCGATGCAACGTTAACGTTGCAATGCAATGCGATCTCGAGCTTTCCATATTATTTTTAGTAACATTAATTGAGCGTTGTCTAAACAGGTTCATTAATACTTTGCTTATTACGTCATCGTATGACGGGTCGTCTGTACCTTCGAGCACCCAGTCTTGCTCGCTATCAACACTGCCATGTACGAATGAAAAGCTATCGTGTCCATTAAATGTTATATTTTTAGTGTCGTTATATCTATGTTGATCACCATCGTTAATTACGCTGTATTGATAGTTCGTTACAATTTCGACAACGGTTACGTCTATTTTGGTATATTTGTCCATAAATGTGCTATGCCTACACATTTCACTTACAATACCTCGTTGTAGCTTATTATCTCTATCATATAAAATCATGGCAGTTGTTTTCCCAGCACCAGAACGACCGATAGTTAAAAAACCAACGCTATTATGCATATCTAACTTTTCTAATACACCATCTATTAATTGTCCAGCAATGTACTCATTTTGCACAGTTGCGATGGTAGTTGCTGGAAATACATGATCAATTAGATATTGAGCATAAAACGTATTTATTGTATCCGTTTCAAAATCGGGGATGGAATATTCTCCCGTTATAGCTTTATTATGTGCATGATATGTAAAATCAAGAATTTTTGTATCAGTATCATATTTAATGTCGTATCGTGGATTGCGAGCGGATGTATCACGTCGCTCAATTAAAACAGATACTGTTTTTTTTGTTGAACATACTTGTTTATATATATCATCAATAACATGTGTTGCATTGGAATCCACAATTTTGTTATAACATTCAAATAGTTTTCTAATTCTGTGTGTAATTAAATTGATATTGTTTATGTATGTGGTGGCCGCGGTTGTATTCGCGCCATTATATTTTTTAAATTGTAGTGTGCGTAATTCAGTGGATCGTTCAGGGTCGCCATAAAACAATTGCTTAAATAATTCCGCATTATCGGGTTGTATTGCCAACATATCAACAAAACGCGACACCATATCATCATTTTTTAAGAACATATACATTTTAACAAATGCATCAGTATTGAGCAATGAAATAGCTTCGTTAACATGGCCTGCAAATGTTTCTGTAGATGCATATTCAGTTGTGTTTATGGATGTTAGTTGTGTAATAACATGGTCTTCCGTAAACTCGGTTGCATCAATTAATCGAGGAGGTGTGAAATCAACATCGGTTAATACACCGACCTTCGACACTACGCGATGTTCTGTTTTTAACTGATTATCAAGTTCAACCATCTGTAATTTTGCAAAATCATTTACCGTATGTATGGCAGTAGTTGTTGCTTTAATAGTATCTTTTGCAAATTTATAATCAGGGACGGTATGTGTTTTTTCTACAACTACTGTTGTTGGTTTTGGTTTAGGCGCATGTATTTTTAAATACGTGGTCAACGTATTCTTCGCTAATTGTTGTAACTCGTATTCGAAATGTATTAACGCGTGATTTGTTTCTGTATGATATAAACCACGCATAGATTGTGTTGTAGTTATATACGACGATTGTATACCATCGATTATACTTGGTAATTGCGGCACGATGTGTGCATTTTCAAGTAATATCGCATCAACGAGGTTTCTATAAACAGGTTGTTGCTCGGCATCAATATACATAACTTCATAAAATCGCGACAATGCCGAATAAACTTGACTATGTTTATCTTTATCGTCATCCATAGTATATTCAAAATATCTCGTAAATAATGCGTTTATATGTTATATAGAGACGATCCAGTAAATAATTTGTTTATATTTATATATTTCATATAATATAATATTGCATAAATAATATGAACACAAACAAATAAAAATATAGTATGTATAAACAAATGTGATAATTAATGCGTAATCATAAAGTACATATATACCAAATACAATATATCAGTGCATTGTCTCGCACAAATACTGGCGTTCCGAAAACGCATTTCAGTATGATACCGCGAGTGATATGGATTGATATGTGTTTGTGTATGGTAAATATATAACAACTATTGATTGCGGTTACTCCTGTACAATAAATGGAGAAAAAATCCGCACGCTTGCGGAGCATCAATACGAAGTATTGATGCTTCCTATTCGCAGTTATAGGGTTTGTTTAAATATACTGTTGTATATGCATTATATTGCATTGTAATACGACAAATATTTACTGGACAGTCCTATAAATAACATATAAACTATTATTGCAATTATCAACTGTTTGTGGAAAACGGGGAATTATGCAAAATTTAAAAACTATATTAAAGTTAACCAAGTTTTATTGGACAGTCTTATTATAATATCAATATATTTATCATCGTATTTCTTGCATAAATTGTTGATGTTTTAACGCGTATTCTGCATCTAACCTTTTTAAATTGTCTAATCGTCGCATTTCGAACATGCGTTCATGTGCTTTTGCTGCATAATCTTCATCTAATATATCCTGAGTTGGTGCAATAGATATATTTTTGCGATCTTGTACATATTTTTGGAAATTTATTTGATCAGTATTTGTAATCTTTACAGATTGTGGGTCAATGAATAGTTCATGTGCTTTTTTAATATCATATCCATCTAGTTTATTTGACTCGCTACTAACGGTATAATCATCGATATTATCTTGCCCGATAATGGTGTAATTCAATGTTGTTTTTGCGTTGTTCGCCATGTCATGATATGGGATAATTTGAGTAGTTGTATTATGTTTCTTATGTTCGCTAAATTGGTTGTCAAAATTAGCTTTCGTAACTGTGTTATTTTTATTTAATTGAGTTTGTGTATTTAATATTTCTTCGTTACTATACCCCTTTTGAATATGATGTTGTGTCGTATTATACTTTTCAAATAATTCATTAAATTGCTCTTTTGTTATTTTTTTAATTTTGTCATTATTTACTTTGTCATTATTTACGTTGGTATGCTTGCCATTGCTAGTTACGCTCGTATTGCTAATTTTTTTATTCACGACTGACTTATTTTCCGCTTCATACATAACAAATAAATATGCATCTTGAATAAGTTTAAATTTTGTGCTGTTTCCTCCTCGATCGGGATGATTTGATAAAGCCAATTTTTTGTATGATTGTTTAATATCATTTATCGAACTGTTATTTATTATTTTAAGTATTTTATATGGATTGATATCACCGGATATAAACAATTGTATATTGTTCATTTTTATATTATAATTGCCCTTTTTAAAATCATTATTTTTGTCGCAAATAATAATGATTTTAACCAACTGACGCACGTATCTTATTATACATTTGATGTATATGTACATGCAGAACGTCATCATATATTATATATATGATCAATATCAGCATTATTAAAAGAATAATACATATTAGCAATCGAAGTATTTTCATACATTTTTTGTAAAATTTGGTAGAATATATGGTATATTCGTTATCATATTCTTCACTATTAATGTTATCTTCAATGTCGTTATCTTCAATGTTATCTTCAATATTATCGTCGTTGTTGTTATCTTCGTTGCTGTTATCTTCGTTGTTGTTATCTTCGTTGTTGTTATCTTCGTTGTTGTTATCTTCGTTGTCGTTATCTTCAATGTTGTATTTATCATTAATAAAATAATTATTACGTATCGGTTCGTTGTTGTTTTCTTTTTCAAATGAATGTAAACCAATATTTTTGTAATTATTACGTATCGGTTCGTTGTTGTTTTCTTTTTCAAATGAATGTAAACCAATATTTTTGTAATTATTTTCGTAATTATCTTTAAAATGATTCGATGATGTATTATCTTTAAAATGATTCGATGATGTATATTTAGTTTTTTTTGTATCATGTCCATCTATTCGCGAGTATTTTTTAAGTGATGTTGGTTCATGTTCTTTGAAAATTGTTTGTTGAGTTTCTTTGATATGTCTTAATAACATGGATCTACTATCCATTGAATCGATGTCTTTGGCGAATTTAATCGCATAAATAGAAATTCGCAGATACTTTTTAGGTATATTTGGATATTCGTCGTATATATTATTAACATTTTCGCTAATATTAATATGATCATCGTTTTTAGTTGAATTAGATAGCAAATACTTAGAATAATTAACAATCATATTACTCATCCCAATAGGGCTATTTTTACCATTTGTTGTTTTTTTAACATATTTAGATAACTTATTAATATCAATCCTAATAAATATTTCTTTATTACAGTGTGATTGTACGTTATTAGTTGCATGGTGTATACTGTCCGCCGATTTCCATTCATAATACCCATCAAACAAACATTTGTTATATTCTTTTTCGTCACCAGTTATCAATTTAAATTCCGAACAAATATCTTTTGGGATATTCAGATTAGGCATATGTTTAACAAATAGTATATGTGGATTGTTCAGTAAATAATACGTTTATATATTATACACATAATATATAGGGACGATCCAGTAAATAATTCGTTTATATATTATACACATAATATATAGGGACGATCCAGTAAATAATTCGTTTATATGTTATGTGAATAACATATAAACACACATGATTATAAATGTATATTATGTTAAGATACTATTTTTTATCGT